CACTCCGTCTCTGGAGACTCAACATAGACTTGCACTACGTATCTCATCCTTCTCAGGATGCGTTTTTACTGCTTAAACTATGAGTCAGTTTGTTAGGACTTACACCGTGTCATAGACAAGGACGCCTATTTGCCAGGGACTCACACCACCATCTTAAGATGGAGGAAGCCGGTTTTAAAGGCAAATCGGTGTTAGCTACGTCGTTAGCAGCTGTGTGTTGCGCATCGTGAATAGATTTGCTACTTTATAATATGCACGGCCCACAGGCTTCACTTTACCATCAACAGTAGGAATACCGGGTGGCGCAATAAAGAAATCAATGAAGTTGCCACCACATGTAAAATTCCTACCACGGATGTATTTGCTGATAAAGTCAGTATCGCAGCACATATCAATAATTAATAAGCAAATTATATTTATTACTGGCAGTGTAAATAGTTTTCGTCGTCTTTCAATTGCAGAAAGCACGCTTGTGTGTTTCGTCATATATGGAAATCTTTCAGCGTACGTTGCGTTTTTGTCCAAACATACGTTAACGTATACCCTCTCATGTTCTTTTGTGATGAATCGTAGGTCTCTTTGCGCATCGTCGACTCTTCGTTCAATATTAATATTGGGGGAAGCACCATGTCTTTCAATGTCGCGCAGGAACACATAGTATGCATACATAGGGTCACAGTGAGTGCCGGGTTTTCCGATCGCCGCTAGCGTCTCGAGAATTCGCTCGGCCTGCCCCGCGGGTGTGTATCGAAACTTCTCCCACGGTGCAAATATTATTTGCAGTAAATGTTCCTTGCGCATATGAGGTTCGCCTTCGAAAATACAGTACTTGTAAAACGAACAACAATCCTCAAGTTTTTCAGGGTTAGGTGTAGAAAATTTATAATTATCTTTCAGTATGAATCCAAGTCCTTCGGCCGTTGTCATAAAATTCTCAACAAAATCGGCACGGCATTTTTCAAGCAGGATGATTAGGAAATCATCTCCCCCAACAACACACTTAAATAGGCGAACTCCCTGGGCTATCGTACATTCACACAAAATAAACAGATTAACCAGTGAACCAATTATCGTTGTGGCTTTTGATCCACTTGGAAGACCATTGAGTATTCTGATGATACACCCACCCAGAAGTACGTAATCTTTGATGACTACAGAGTCAAGTACGTACAGCCAGTAATTGTCTGCCTTCGTGCCCTCCACATCGAATGTTCGCAGTGCGGCAATCGCAATTATAAGCCATATTACTATAAGGCATGAGTCGAAACGACCCCAATCACCTTCCATAAGTGATACACAACCTTCAATATCATCGCGAAGTCTCTCAAACCTAGTTTGTGAATTACCTATATATAGCGCGCCATGTGCGCGATTCTTATATTCGTCGGATATCCTGTCAACCAGAGATGCAACTATAATTTCGCGGTGGAAGTCGGGCATGTGTACCACGCGACTTGTGAGCAAATGCTCAATAGCGTCTTCCGTTTTGTCGTTTACTTTGGGTACGTCGTCGCTGAGTTTATTACGCGCACCAATATAGATTTCGTTGCACGACAACTCCCTGTGTTTAATGGGACTCCAGCCAGGACACAGAGTTTTGCTTGTAATGTAATCGAAGTCTTGTTCTGCGACAGCAAGTGCAATCGGAGCACAATCTTTCTTTTTACGCAGCTTCAAACCTGCATCATAACGGTAGCCGCCGCGGGCATCCATGTTGAATCTTTGATGCTTGAGTGCTTTCCGTGATGGTAAATGCAACGCGCATGGATCCACCTTGCGCAGAAACGCCGTAATTGCTG